ATTCACAGTGAGACCAGTGCATGCTCCACACACTGACACACTGATTGAACAGGGACTAGTGAAAGATGATGTGCGTGGCACCACAACCTCATCAGCAAGACGTGAAACACCATCTCAGGTGTTTGGCATATCCACACCTGGCCCCATTGACTTTGAAGGACAGCAAACTGCCAAACAAAATGCCATCAACAGACATGGCAAGATATATGGCGATTCGGGCGATGAATTTGATTTTGCCAAAGTTGCACATTCGCGACTGGGTGGCAACACATTTGTGATGGATGACGGCACACCAGTGTTGAGAGAAGGCACCGCCAATGCCACAGAAATTGAAAATGAATTGATTCGTTTGAGAACACGTTCAGGAGCACAGTTGTTGTTGCACAACACAGAAGGTTTGGCATACATCATTAACAATGATGGCACTGCTTGGATTGAATTTTCAAAAGACGGCAAGATTGACATCTATGCCAAAGACTCTGTAAGTGTACACACAGACAACGATTTCAACATGCGTGCAGAACGTGATGTCAACATTGAAGCAGGTAGAAATGTTAACATCAAAGCCACTGGGCAAAATGCAGGAGCTAATCTTGTAAATTCAACAGCATCAGCCACCACAGGTAGAGTGCATGTGGATGCAAAGGCCAATATTGAAATGATTGCAGAATCAAACATCAATCAGAAAGCAGGGGTGGACTACAAATTATATGCAGGAGAAAACGGAAAAATTGAGGTAGGCACAAATGTTGATATTTTTGCAGGCACAGACTTTTTGGTCAAAAGCGTTACAACAGACTTGGATGCAGATGCAGTAGTATCTGGTCATGTTGGAGCTACTGTTGTGCAACAATTAAGCCTTTTCGATAATGTTGGAGTAAACCAAACTAAATCAATCATGAAGCGTGTGCCCACTCAAGAACCATATGCTGAACACGAAAACAAACGCAGACTGTTTACACGTCCACAAGAAACAGACAGAGAAGAAACCGGACTAGACTCAAGGTTTACACCATAATGCTAGGCATCTGCAGAAACAATGATGTATTTGTAGGAGATTAAATATAACTGATGGCAATTGTAAACTTCACAAATCAAAAGCAAACCAAAAGAACATCTGCGAACACACAGATTTTCAAAGGCTTTTCCACGCAAGGCAGAGAGTTCAAAGACCCCAAACTGTATGATATTGAATTGGTCAAACAAGATCTACTCAATCATTTCAACATTCGCAAAGGCGAAAAACTTGAAAATCCTGAATTTGGCACCAACATATGGTTGTATGTGTTTGACCCACTGGATGATGAAACAAAAAATTTAGTGATTCAAGATGTTGAATCAGTGGTCAACTATGATCCCAGAGTCACACTGGATCAGATTGAAGTGCAAGAGTCTGATCACGGTCTATCAGTCAAAATGACTGTGTTGTACATTGGTTATGCCATAGGCGAGACAATTAATCTGTTGTTTGACCAAAATCAAGGATTACTGCAAGGTCCTAGCCAAGTTTTTTCAAACCAAACCACAAATTATTAACAGGTCACATATTGTTTGCAATAAATATTCTATATGGCTTCTAACACCCGACAAAACAGTCTTTTGGCCAACACAGTGTGGCAACAAATATATCGCACATTCCAACAGGCAGATTTTAAATCTTACGATTTTGACACCATCAGAAGAACACTGATAGACTATCTTCAATTGAACTATCCTGAGTCGTTCAATGACTTCATTGAATCATCAGAATATGTGGCATTGATTGATATGATATCATATGTGGCACAGTCTATTTCATATCGTGTTGATCTCAATGCCAGAGAAAACTTTATTGATCTTGCAGAACGCAAAGAATCTGTGCTGAGACTGGCAAGACTAATATCATATCAGCCAAAAAGAAACACAGCCGCATCAGGGTTTTTAAAAATTACTTCTGTGTCCACCACAGAAAGTGTATTGGATTCAAATGGACAGGACATTTCCAACACTGCTATACTATGGAATGATTTGACCAATGACAATTTCCTTGATCAATTCAATGCTGTGCTCAATGCAAGTTTACCACAAGGGCAATTTGTAAACAAACCTGAAATGAGTGACACCATTGCTGGCATACAAACTCAACTGTACAGAATAAATGGAGCCAATCTTGGCCTACCAGTAATTCCTTTCTCACAAAACATCAACGGCGTCAACATGGATTTTGAAGTGGTGCCGTGTTCATTTGCTAATGAAAAATTCATATATGAAGAGCCGCCAATTGCAGGAAACTCCATGAGCGTGTTGTACAGAAATGACAACCGAGGATTTGGATCAAACAACACAGGATATTTTTTCCACTTCAGACAAGGCACACTGCAATCCCAGGACTTTTCAATTAAAAACACAGCACCCAACACAGTGGTGTCAATTCAAGAGAACAACATCAACAACGATGATGTGTTTTTATTCAAACTTGATCAAAATGGAGTGTTGGAACAGAGATGGACCAAGGTGCCTGCCATAGTTGGCAACAACATCATTTACAATGAACTGGCCAACAATATAACAAATCAGTTTGCTGTGGTTACAAAAACCAATGACCAAGTTGATCTTGTGTTTTCAGATGGTGTGTATGGAACTTTACCACAAGGCAACTTCAGATGCAGTTTTAGACAAAGCAATGGTTTAAGTTACAACATCAACACAGCCGACATGCAAAACATTTCAATTGAAATTGATTATGTGTCCAGGAATGGACAAACCAACACACTCACTTTCACAGCATCACTACAATCTGCTGTGACCAATGCCGCGGCATCACAGTCCATACAAGACATCAAAACACAAGCACCGCAATCATACTACACCAACAACAGAATGATCACAGCAGAAGATTATCAAATTTTGCCAATCATACAAAATCAATCAATTGCAAAAATTAAATCACAGATGAGATCATCATCAGGCGTGTCAAGATTCTTAGACATCACTGATCCCACAGGTGTGTATTCACAAACCAACATTGTGGCAGACGATGGATTATTGTATCAAGAAGAAAGCACACAGACATTTGATTTTCAGTTCACAACACGTGATGATGTTGAAAAAGTCATCAACACATCTTTGTCTGATGCATTGACTTCAAGTGCATTGAAACAATTTTACTACAAAAATTATGGCAGAGTTGAACCGCCAGTCACCACTTGGAACAAAACCACACAAGCAACCAATCAAGTGACAGGCTATTTGAAGGACAGTGATGGCAATGCTGTGAGCGTAGGATCCAGCAATACCAACAATCTCAAATATGTTACAGAAGGAGCACTGTTGAAGTTTGAACCCACATCAGGATCACACTTTATGGTCAAGTCTGGCACACAGATGACAGGAGCAGGCGGCCATCCAGGTTCTGCAGATGTGATTTGGTGCAAGCCAGTAACAATTACTCTAGATGGTTCCAATGGAGGACAAGGCAATCTTGGAGACGGCACAGGTCCTATCATATTGAACGATCTAGTGCCTAGTGATGCTAGATTCACTGAAATTATTCCTGCTTTCATTGATTATGTCACAGATACATTGAAGTCATCCATCATCACTAATGTAATAGACTACAAAAATTTTGGAATCAGTTATGATGTTGATAATCTACAATGGAACATTGTGTCACAAGAGAATTTAGGAGCAGGCAACTTTAATTTGTCTTTTCAAGGAGACACCACAGAAACCAACAAAGATGATTCTTGGTTGATAAAATTTGAAACCAATGGTGTAAGTTACACAGTAACTTATAGAACAACAGAATATGTGTTTGAATCAAAAACAAGAAATAAGTTTTATTTTGATCCAAATGCTAAAATTGTTGATCCTGATACTGGCTTTACAGTCAAAGACAAGATTAGAATAACCAAAAGCAATGTGGGTGCTGATTTTGTAAGTAACCTCACTTATGATTATGATTGGCAGATTATTGGCAACATCACTGCTGAAGATGGGTACAATGATACAAGAAAAGTCAAGATTGGTTTTTTTGACTCAGATGATGATGGAGTGATTGACAATCCAGACTTGTTTACAACCATTGTTGCTCCAACTGAAAGTGTGCCAGACAAATATGTGTTTTTTCAAACAGTGACAGTGGAAGGATTCGATCAATTGAATGTGGTTGATCAAACCAATTTTGTTGTGGCAGCTGCAGATACAGACATCAGCGATTTTTCTGTGTATGCAGATGGTCAACTGTTTTATTTTTACAGCGATGATGTATTTTCACAGTATGATGCTGACACTGACACCACATCCACAGTGACAGGATACACTGCCAAACAAGGCAGACAAGATTTAATCTACAATTACAATCATGGTGCTTCAAGATCAAGAAGAATTGATCCCGGCATATCAAACATAGTTGACATCTATGCATTGACCAAAACCTATGATGCTGATCTAAGAACTTGGTTGAGAAAAAATCAATCCACTGCCAAGCCATCTGCGCCAACAATCTTTGATTTGGAAACACAGTATCTGTCATCACTAGATAACGTTAAATCTGTCAGTGATGAAATAATTTTCAATCCTGGAGACTACAAACTATTGTTTGGCCCAGGTGCTGATGCAAATCTACAAGCTCAATTCAAAGTTGTTAAAAATCCAGCAAGTGCAGTGAGTGACAACCAAATCAAATCAGATGTAATCAATGCCATTGACAATTTCTTCCAAATTGATTTTTGGGATTTCGGCGAAACATTTTATTTTACAGAACTTGCGGCATACATTCACAACCAACTGGCACCAGATTTACTCACTGTGGTAATAGTGCCTGCTCAATCAACATCAGGTTTTGGCTCATTGTTTCAAGTGTTTGCAGAAGACAACGAACTGTTCATAAGTTCAGCCACTGTGGATAATGTTGAAATAATCAACACACTGTCTGCAGAAAAATTAAAGTCAACAGGCACAGTGGTGACAAGTGCATCAACTACAACTTCTGCTGTTGGCACAGTGTCAGCCACCAGCACCACGACCAGCACCACAAGTTCATCTGGTACTTCTAGTGGATCCACTAGCACAGCCAGTTCTTCAAGTTCATCTGGTACTACTAGTGGAGGCTACTACTAATGAGCAAATCTACTAGATCTTCATCTAAACTTTTACCACAAATATTTCAAACAGAAAAAAACAAAAGGTTCGTAAATTCAACTGTTGATCAACTGATTGAACCTTCTGTACTGGATAGATTGAGTGCATACATAGGTCAAAGATATAGACCTTCATACAGAAACACTGACATATATCTCGATGAAAGTTCCATCCAACGTCAAAGTTATCAACTTGAACCCACAGTAACATACACTACAGATGGAGTCAATGTTGACTTTGCTTCGCAATACATTGATGCTGTGAATGAAGTGGCCAGTCAAGGCGGAAGCAACACCAAACACGATAGACTTTGGGAACAAGAATCATACGCCTACGCACCTCCGATTGATGCAGACAAACTGACAAACTACAGACAATACTATTGGATTTCAAAAAATTTATCGCCCATCACTTTAGATCTCAGTGCTGGCACAAAATCCACAATCAAAGTAATCAACAATGCTCTTGGATCCTATGTGTTTTCCAACAAAGTTGGCCAATCCAATCCTGACATTGTGGTGTACAAAGGCTGTACATATGAATTTGAAGTGGATGCTATTGGGCATCCTTTTTATATCAAAACACAATACGGTACAGGCACTGCTGATCAAGTGTCAGAAGAACATGTACAAAACAACGGTGCAATTCAAGGCACAGTCACTCTCACAGTGCCTAGCAATGATTCTTCTTCCAACATTGACACTGTGTTGTTCTACCAATGTGCTAATCATGTTGACATGAAAGGTAGAATTATTGTTAAAGATCTAGATTTGGTTGCATTTGATCCTGCTGAAAATATAATAGGGTGTACAAAATTTACAGATGCTTCAGGCGTGGCGCTGACAGACACAATCAATGTGCAGATCACATCAAACGGCACTGCATCGTTTTCAAATAAAAAATATTTTGTTGACGGTGTTGGAGACTTTATAACATTTACAGACACAGCAAATCATGAAGTAGTTGAATCATATGGTGTACAGACAGGAGAAGTTTGGGATGAAGCTGGGGTAGTTGGATTTGACACCACAGGGTTTGACAATTCGATTTCACAAAGTTCTTCACTGGACTATTGGACAATCAATCGTTCCTCTCAAGATTTAAATGCATGGTCAAGGGCAAACAGATGGTGCCACATTGATGCTATCAGGCTCACAGAAGAAAAATTAAACACCACTGTCACATTGACTGAACAGATCAGAGCCAAACGTCCTATTGTGGAGTTTTTACCCAACATAGAACTGTTCAACCACGGCAACACAGGAAGATTGGTTGATGTCATTGACACACAAACCACTGATGCTCTGTCAGATGTGCAAGGTCAAGAAGGTTATTTTGCCAACAACACTGAGTTGAAAAAAGGTGATACCATCATCTTTACAAACGACCCTGAACAACAACGTAAAATATTTGTTGTGGATTTTGTGCAGGTGGCCAACGAATTAGACAGCACTGTAGTGATACAACTTATTTTAAGTGAAGCACTCACAGCACAAGAAATGTTGTCTGTGGTTGCTAGACGTGGCACCAATCAAGGCAAAACATATCACGTAGAAAATGGATTATGGACCCTTTCACAACAAAAAACCAAAGTAAATCAAAAACCGCTGATTGATGTGTTTGATGACAATCACGTATCGCTCAGCAACTTGTCCACCTATCCATCAACTAATTTCACAGGCACCACATTGTTTGAAGTGGCCACAGACACTCAAGGCACACCGGATACGGTGTATGGCACAAATGTAATTTTTGAAAGACTAGGACTTGTAAATGATCTTAGTCTTAATGATACATTCAACACAGACACATTCCAATATATAGACGACGGCACCATAGTTGAAAAAAACATCAGACAGTACCATTTCCACACATACAGAAATGGCTCGACTGATCTTATCAGTCAAAACAACTGGCAAAAATTTGCTGTGGCCAACAGTCAAAGAATAATCAAAATATATGAAAGCAACACCAAACAACATTATTTTGAAATTGATCATTACAACAATCCACAAACACTTGCTGATCTCTCAGTCAAAGTGTATAAAAACGGCACATTGTACAATGATTATGTGATCGAATCCATCAATGAAAGAATGTATGTCAAAACTGATGATGTGATGACCACATCAGATGTGATCACAGTCAAGGCACACTCCACAGTGGGAACACCATCAGGCACAGGATTTTTTGAGGTGCCAGTATCACTGCAACGCAATGCACAGAATAAAAATGTTTCAAAATTTACTCTAGGAGACATGATCAAACACTACAGTCTAGCAGTCAACGAATTGTCGGACTTTACAGGTGTGGTGAATGGTGCAAACAATTCGAGAGACTTGCCAAACATATTCGATTATGGATCTCTCATCATGCAACATTCCGGCAGTGATCCTCTTGCACACATTTTAATCAAAGATGATGTGATCAATCTAACTAAAGCAATGAGATTTGCGGGTAGAGAATATGAAAAAATAAAACAAAATATCATACAACGCATCAATGAGATATCTTTAGATGACACTGTGGAAGAAAACTTAGATAGAATTTTACAATTAATAAATGCAAACAAAAACTCTACCATGCCATTCTATGACACAGACATGATGGGCACTGGAGTTTCTAAAAATGCAACAACCTACACAGTGATTGATGAGGAAGTAATAAACTATCCAATATCATCAGCACACAATCTAAATGATCTATCCAAAAGATCTGTGTACATCTATCTCAACAATGTGCAATTAGTGTATGGTGTAGACTATGAATTTACCAATATCGATGACTCGTCCAATCAACACGGAATCGAGATCAAAACAAACACATCAGTTAATGACATCATACGAATTGTTGAATATGATACCACTGATGGTAACTTTATTCCTGCTACTCCAACAAAACTTGGTTTGGCACCTTCATATGAGCCGTTGAAGTATACTGATGACACATATCAAACCAGTGATGGATTGGGATACAGTGTGATCAGAGGGCATGACGGATCCATCACTATTGCATATGGCGATTTACGAGATGATATTCTGTTAGAATTTGAAAAAAGAATTTACAACAACATCAAAACAACCTATTTAGATGACACCATTGATGTTGAATATAGATTTTACAAAGACAATGATTATTCAAACAATGAAGTGATAGATCTTTTTGCCAAAGACTTCTTTGCATGGTCTGGCACATTTGCTGTGGATTACAGCACAAACGACACTTATCAAGCAGACAACGAATTGACTTGGAACTTTTCTGATTACAGAAATTCAGTTGATAATTCTGCACTGCCTGGATACTGGAGAGGCATATACAAACAAATTTTCAACACAGATGCTCCGCACAGTAGACCATGGGAAATTTTTGATTTTACAAAAAAACCTGGTTGGTGGGATGGTAGGTATGGAGCAAGTCCTTATACCAGTGGAAACCTTGTGTTGTGGGATGATGTTGCCAAAGGATTTATTGCAGATGGCACACGCAAAGGCTACTATGCAAAGTATGCAAAACCTGATGTTACAAATATCTTGCCAATTGATGAGAACGGCAATTTGTTGTCTCCGCTGTCAGCAGGAATACTGAATGCTTCTTATATTGTTGATGCCAGTCATCAAAAAAATTGGCAATACGGAGATCATGCACCAGCTGAAACTGCATGGCGTAGATCTTCTTCATATAAATTTGCTGAACAATCAGCCAAGTTTCTAGCTAAACCCGGCAAATATGCAGGTTTGTGGTTTGACACACAACGGTCAACAAAAAACATTGCTGGACAATATGTGTACAACAATCTGTACAGACAAGACATCACACAATACATATTGCCAACCACAACCACACAAACATCTGGTTGGATCAACACAGTGTCAGATTATGTAAAACATTTAGGATATGATGCCAACAACTACATTTCTCAAAGATTTAACAATGTGTCTGTGCAACTGTCTTATAAACTTGGAGGTTTCACCAACAAAGACAACCTACAAGTTGCTGTGGGCAGTGTGTCACCTCAGAGCACTTCACAAGGCGTGTTCCTGCCACAAGAAAACTTTGATATATTATTGTACAAAAGTGCACCTGTGGTCACTGCCAGTTACAGCGGTGTGATTGTGCAAAAAACTTCATCTGGTTACAAAGTAAGTGGGTATTCAAATTTTGCAAGAACTTTCAAATATTATCAACCTAAACCGTCAGTTTCGTCCAGCACAATCCGAATAGGTGCCACAACGGAATCTTTCACTGAATGGCAAGCAGGTGGATTTTACAACAAAGGTAGCATTGTGAGAAATGCAGGAATATTTTATAGAGCATTAGCACAAACATCCAGCGGACAATCTTTCAATGCAATCAATTGGGCAGAAATTGGTGCTGTGCTTCCGTTGCAGGGCGGCGTGAGTGTGCAAAAATATAAAAACTTTCAATCCACAGTGACCACAATACCATATGGACAACAATTCCGCACCACACAAGAAGTTGCAGATTTCTTGTTTGGATATGCAAGATTTTTAGAACTAGAGGGATTTGTGTTTGATGACTTTGTCAATGAACTAGAACAAACAGCCAATTGGGATCTTAGTGTCAAAGAATTTTTGTTTTGGAGCACACAAGGATGGAATGATGATGCTGTGATATCATTGTCACCAGCTGCACAGTCAATCAAGTTCCAAAAAGAAAACACTATAGGTGATGATCTCACAGACTCTGATCAATTTTATACTCTACTTCAACAAGATGGCTTACCTATAAATCCAAACAATTTCAACACCAAACGTCAAGACGGTTTGTTTCAAATTTCGACCAATCCTGATGAAGACGGTATCTACAATGCAGACATTAGAGCTGTGCAAAAAGAACATCTTGTGGTGTTTGATAATATTTCACAATTCAAGGATGTGATATTTGACGATGTAACAGGCAACAGACAAGATCGTGTCAAATTAGTTGGCTTTAGAACAGCAAATTGGAATGGCGACTTGTACGCCCCAGGTTACATACTAGATCAAGCCAAAGTAGCAGATTGGACACCATACACTAATTATAGAATTGGCGAAAACATCTTACATCAAGGCAAATACTATGCAGTGATTGCTAACCATACCAGTGGGGCAGAATTTGAAAAACAGTTCTTTACAGTTAAGGATGGTGCGCCGCAAAAACAAATACTACCCAACTGGGACGCTAAGGCAGAAGCATTTAGAGATTTTTATTCATTAGATTCCGATAACTTTGATGCTGAGCAACAGCGATATGCACAGCATCTGATTGCATATCAACAAAGAGATTATTTCAACAATCTTGGTTTAGAAGAACTTACACAGTTTAAATTTTATCAAGGCATGTTGAAGGAAAAAGGAACAATTGGTCCAATCAACAAATTTAAATCACAACCACAATCTAATCAAGATGTGTCTTATGATGTGTTTGAAGAATATGCTTTCCGAGTTGGCGAGTATGGAGGGCACAGAACACAACAAGAGTTTGCATTCACAGTACCAGAAAGCAAACACATCAAAGAACGTTTGATTTATAATGTCAGTGCTAGCAACGATGCAGACACAGAAACAGTGATACAAATCAATCAGGGCACAGACGCTTTGTTTAAAAAACCATATGCATTCAGCGGTAACATCAATCCCAGCATTGATTACAATGATCACGCCAACACTGTGCAGTCTATTTTTGAGTTTCCCACAGCAGGTTACGTTTTACCTCAGTGGGTAAATTACACAGTCTTTGAACAAAGTGAATTATTAGATCTTGATGTACAATCACTGCAAGAAGGACAGACAGTGTGGATAGCCAACACACCAAATGGCGACTGGGACGTCAAAA